CACTGTTTGATACTTGAACGGTTTTGCCGTAACTTCCAGGGCTACTTACTGACGGCGTTCCAATCCCGACATTTCCCGAGCTGTCGATTCGCATCCGCTCGGTATCGTTGGTGCGAAGCGTTAAGGCGTGGTTCGTGTCTGTTCCAATACGCCCAACTGTATTATCAGCCCCAACAACTGCTTTTACATTATTGGTTGTATCTTCAACAATTAGTTCAGGAGTAGTTGCACCTGCAATGTGAACTGCATGTGCAGGACTCGACGTTCCAATGCCCAAGCGGCCCGAGCTGTCGATTCGCAGTCGCTCAGCGCCATTTACATCAAAGACAATATTTGTGCTTCCATCTGTAGCCAACAGGAAACCACGAGCGTCACCTTGCACGTAGCCTTTGGCGACGTGAGAGGAGTCACGAATCTGGGCGCCACTAAGATAGGAGAACCCACGAGCGTCGAATAAGCCACTGGGGCTGCCAGTCCCAACCCCAATATTCCCACTCGCATTAATAAACAACCGGCCCGTGCCGCCAGTGCTAAATGCCAACGCATCCGCACCACTCCGGTACATCCCCGTGTTCGGATCCGCATCGAACGCAAAAGCCGGTAAAGCCGCCGTTCCAGCAGCAGCGTTCTTCAGCAGCTCTTCAATGCTGATCTTGTTGGTCGTATCGGCACTTACATCAACGATTGGCAGCACATCAGTGCTGATTGGATCGGTGAGGGTGACTAGATCCCCAATCTTGATGTTGGCCATAGCTAACTCGTCAATATGACAAGTTTACTGTGGCCAACCAGCGTCGCTACAGCTCAAAGATGATCACAATGCCAGCGTCTCCAGCAAAACCGTTTTCTCCGCTGTTTTGATTGGTCAACCTTCCGATAGCGCCATTGCCGCCAAAAATGCCACGACCACCTTGCGAAAAACTAATTCCCTGATCTCGGTCATATCTGACATCGCTGTACGTAAGAGAAACACCATAATTCCCGTCAATCCCAAACTGGGCATTTGAAAAACTGCCGCCACTTGTATAAATTCTTGGATTCTCGTTGTACTGCGCTCGCGTGAAGATGCCGCCGCTGCCACCTGTTGCGCTAAGCGTTACACCACTCCCAATCGGGTTTAGTGATGACGTTCCACCAGTACCGCCATCAATTCCAGCAGTACCACCACTGCCACCAGCGCCAACCGTAACTGCTGCAGAAGATCCCATTTCAGCAGAGCTATACAAGCGAACACCTGTTCCACCAGATCCGCCAGCGCCAGAATAATCTGCGTAGTTATAGCCGCTGACAGAAGAAGACCACCCGCTGCCTCCGCCACCGCCAGTGCAAAACACTAAAAACGTGGTCTTACCTGCAGTTGGTGTGAACGTTCCACTTGAAGTAAATACTTGCAGACCTAAACCAGCTGCGGCCGCCGCCCACAACACAGACGTTCCATTTGTCTGCAAGAAATAATCGTTATTGCCCGACTGGCTTGGAACTAACGCATTGATTGCAGCAGATGCAGTTGTCTCACCCGTTCCACCATTAGCAATCGGGGTAACGCCACCCGCTCCAAAACCACTTGGGTCTAAAACGCCGACAGTGATCCAACCAGTGTTGGCGGCATTTCTAATCTTCCATTCCGGTGGACTAGCACTTGTATCAACCCACGGCTGGAACGCCACAGTTGTTGATGGCGCAGAAGGTCCAGAGCTTTGGCTGAAAAGCGCAGCCAAGTTGTCGTTAATGTCGGCGCGAACGGTAGGAAACGTCGCGTTTTGTACTACCTGATCGCTTTGTGACATTACAGTGCTCGACCGTATCCGGTTGCAGTGTAGCTGAACTGCTCAGCAATACTATGGCCACCAGTGCCATGCACAAATTCGATCGTAAATCCTGTAGTTGAAATGTTTGTCAAGTGATAATGATCATTGGGGTCTAAATCGTGTGGCGTGATAACCACTGTTGGAGCTTGGTAAAACGGATTCGCAAAAGTCACGTTGTAAGCAGCGGTGCTGGTGGTGTTCGTTCCAGACTCACTACGACGACGCAATTGAAGCGTTGCTCCAAGCTGGTCGGCTGCCACGTTGATATTGGCGCTCGTCGTAGTCAACTGCGCCTTGATTTGTACGCCGCGACCTTGAATCACACCAGCAACAAACTCAGTCCATGGCCCCCAAGTCGGAGTTCCAGATGGATCGTCATCCGTAGTGCGGACATAAGTCACCGTATTGACCGCATCTGAACTCGTTCCATCAAAGAAACCAGTCGCATCATCGAACAATCCGGGATAGTCATCGAACAACGTCCCCGTCTGAACCGTGGGGCGGCTAAGGATTACACGACGAATGATCGTGTCGTAAACATCGCCAAAGTCAAACGTGTCTTTGTAGATGTACTCGGCCTGTCCGTCCACAGCAAAGTAAAAGTTATTGGCATAGCCCAAAGACACATACGGATCAGGTTCAAGTACCAACGCAGTCTCACCCGAGTCGTAACTGCAGTTCGTTGCTGTCCCACTAAATGGCGTAGACAAACTCTGCTCTGCATAGGTCTTAACCGTCAGCAGCTCATCAGGATTAGGCAGTGCGACCTCATAGCCGACAGCATTGACAGACCGGTTGCCCAGAAAATCCTCAGCCTTGACGAAATACGTTCCAGCAAGCAACGGCACTTGTTTTTGCGTAGAAGCACCCGAAACGCCATCAACAATCCGGTTGCTGCTATTCCATTCAGCAGCAGACAATGCGCGTGGATCGTGCCGAATAATAATGCGACCGCCAAGCTGCACATCCAACTCTTCCACCTGATCCCAAGACAAAATCGCCAACGTGTCGGTGGTTGGTGTCAGGCTCAAATCAACAATGTCGCTGGGTGGAGCGCCAAGACCTTGAACGGTGTAATCAGCAAGAGCAGGCTTACTAAACAGCAAACCGCTCCCACTAATTGCGCTGACCTGAATCTGATAATTGCCCGTCTTAACGTCAAGAATGTCGAAGGTCGTACCCTGCACAATTACTTCAGTAAAGTTGTCATCTTCGTGCCGATAGCGAACGCGAAACTTTTTAGTCGTTTGCCCGCTAGGAATACGCCAGTGCCAAGTGATCTTGATTGCAACTCGACCGTTAAGAACAAACTGAACTTCTTTTGTCGGCTCCGTTCCACCTGGCGGGATTGTTGCCAATACCTCTAGGTCTTCTGGAGGCTCAGGAATAATGTCGAGGTTGGTAACGTCGCGCTGATCAAGCTGTTCGCCATCCTCGACAAATGCATACTTGCTGGCGTTGTACGAAACGGCGCTAATTGTATAAAGCAACTGATCTTGCTCATCAATAGACAGCACGCGCCAAGTTGTGGGCTGAATGCTTGCTGCACCAAGCCCAATACTTTCCAGCATCCAAATGCTGTTTACATTTGGTGTTGTGCTGAAATTTGATTGAACAGTAATTACGCCAGAAGCAATAGTGCTAACAAGACGAGATTCTGAAGTGCCATCAGGCAAAATTACATGCAAGGTGCTGCCAGAGCCAAAGCTCAAGTCAGTGTTTGCAGTGTCATCGACAGTAATTGAATTGGCTGTAGCGGCATTGATTCGCCCAGCCTTCCGCTCACCTGCAACAACAGGGTCGCTAATTTGAATCACCATTCCAGGCCTTACAACCTGACCAGCGTCAAGGCTTGAAGTGAAGGTAACAACGTCTTTTTCGTACTTATCAGAATACAAAATCCACTTGCCAATGCGTGCAGCTTGACCACGGCTTGTGCAGGCAAATGCGCTGAACTCTTTACGCATCACGCCATATTTGGCGATGCCGTCTTGATCTTCTACAACCTCATAAGCAATATCCTGCAGCTCAATATCTAAGTAGCTGACAACTACAACAGTGGGCCTTGTTTTTAAGCTGCTGCCGCTGTAGCTAAAGCCTTCCTCTGTAACGTTGGCGCTGGTAAACAAATACGCTGGGTCTTGTGGAGCGTCTTGCGAAATAGTCAGACTGCCTGCGCTCCAGAATCCCTGGCAACGCATTACTGACAGCAAGTCATTAACAAGCTTGAACGATTCTTCTGCCGTTTGAATCGTCGTATTGCAGCTAAAGCGTGCCTCCGTTCCACCAAAACCATCATCAACAAGCTCGTTACTGTATTTAGACGCAGCAAAAAATGACCAGCGGTCGAGCTGCGCGGTGTCAATGTGATTCCCAAATCCGTAACGGGTGCTAGTTAGCAAGTCGTAGAGAATCCAAGCCGGGCATGATGTCCAGGTTGCTGCAGCAAACGTTCCATCCCAAACAAAATTGTCTGGGTAGATAATTCTTCCGGTGTCAGAATCAACAGTGACACCATTTGGAATCTTAACCTTGACACCTTTGACAAGGTATTTACGAGACGGAATGCTGTTAAATTGCTCAGCGTCAACACGCAGGCCGATTAACGCGCTGTTTGGATAAGTCAGTTTCAACCATTTAATTTCGGTGATGCTCGACCAACTAAAAGCATTTGAAAGCAATGCGTTAGTGCTGTCTCCAGTAATCCGCTCAACCTTGATGTCAACGTTGTCTGTGGAATTTGGGCGGTCCAAAGTGACCATGTACGCTTTTTGGTACAAGTCAGCAGTTCGTCCGCTAATCGTGTCGTCAATAACCTCAACGTATCCAGCGCCTGCATACTGGACATAAATTTTTAGACGAACAGAAGTGCCGCTAGTGTCGCCAGTTTCGTTATCAATGCGCTGCAAAGATGGAACAGAAATTGTGATTCTTGCTGCGTCAACTTCGTCGTCAGTAATCGTTTCGACAATAGGAACAGCCTGAACAACAGGGCGGTTGACGATCCGTTCGTTTTCCGTGCCCGTAGTTAGCGGAATAAATCCCTGCGTTTGCGTTCCATTTCGGGTGTAGATCGTAACGTCTTCAAAATTACTGTCACCAGAGGCATTCTCAAGCGGAGTGCTGTTCAAAAAAATCGATTTATTGCCGTCAACTAAACCCTCAATTTCGCCCTCAGAAATTAGGTCAATAACGTTGGCATATTGCCTTGAATCAAGGCTGTCAGGCGCAGTTCTGGGAGTCCGGCTGCTGCCTCCCCCACTACGACCACCGCCGCCTTTACCACCACCGCCGCCGCCACCGCCGCCGCCAGAACCAATAATGCTTGTCATGACTGAATCTGCACAGTGTCAACGCCAGCAGAGATAACAACGCTGCCGGTAAGCGTCTTTCCGTAAACAATAGGAACAGGTGTCCCAGCACGGCTAGTGTTTTGCACCCCAGAGAATGAATACGACGCAGACTTGCGCGGATCCTGCTCTGTGTCTGGCCCCTGCGGTATTTCAGGTGTTGGAGAAATTAGACCGGCAACGCCTCCAAGCACCAAGCTTGTACCAAGAGCAACGAATGCTGTTCCAACAGTTCCAATACCAGCCAAACCGCCTAAAGCAACGCCAGCAGATGCAATTGCACCAATGCCAAAAGACAAACCGATAATTGCAACACCAGCCAAAATTTGAGTTGTTGGACCACCGCCTGCGCCACTAATAACAGGCACAATTTTGATTTCCTGTTGCCCTGTTGGATAATGCAACTCATCCAAAGTTAAAGCACCATCTCCCACTAAAACCTTGTAGTGGCCCTCCGACATGTGTTGCTCAAGGCCTGGAAAATTGACAACCAACATCCTGACCGCCTCAGCAACGCTGCCAAGATCCGCTTCAACAACTTTGCGGCCTACAAACTCTGCGAGCTGCCCGTAAAGCCTGACCTTACGCAACATGACGCAGCCGCCTACCTGTGACCGATTGTAGCCAGCCACCGTAAATATCTCTACTGCTCAAACGGTCAGCAAGATGATGCAAAACCAAACCATCCCCAACAAAAACACCGCAGTGATTTAAGCCGTTGCCGTTGATCTGCATCAATAACGCATCACCACGCTGCAATGGCTCATCTTCAGCCAGCTCTCTAAATCCCGTAGCAGCCCAAGCCCCATCAAACATTGGGGACGCCAAAAACTGATCAGGAGAAGCTGGCCTGTCCCAATCGCGTAAAACAATCCCTTCTTGTGCGTACCAGTCACGAACAAGGGTCCAGCAGTCAGTGACAGCCCAAACCCACTTTCTGCCGACTAGAGGGGCCTTGTAGCCGCATGGTTTGTATTCACCCCAGGTTTCAATTCGTGGGTTGACGATGTACCAAGGTTTGCCGTGCTTCTCTGCCGATACTCGATCTGCTTCGCTTGGCACTGGAGCGGTGTGCGGATGGCTGTGGAAGATGCCAACAATTTCGCCAGCATCCTCTGCTGCTGCGTAATCCTCAGGATTGAGCACAAACATATCTTCCAAGTTGTGCGCCATATTCCTGCAGGGCCAGTAACGCTCACGACCTTTGACAACGACAACCAAACCGACCGCTTCCCACGGATCACGATCCTTTGCATCCTGCAATGCAGCGTCGCGCCAACTCATGCGTAATACGTTCCGACTCCTGGATAGCCACCAAAAGGCAGCTCCGTGTTTTCACCAAAACGCGCTTCACAACTGCTTTGCCGCTTACTGCACACATCCTCAGATGCGTTATTAACAGGGTTGTTATTCAAGTCGAAGTAATCAGTGCCGGTGTACCCGCATTCGGCAGAGCGATAAACCCACTGACAACGCCCAATACACTGACGTTTAGGAGCACGCACCCCAGCTAGGTCAAAGGCGCTGGCTAGTTCAAATTCAACAATGTTGCGGTTTTCAATCGATTTGCGGTCAACGTAGTAGACCTCACTCGGGAACAATGCGGTTGGGTCTGGCTCACCGTAGGGGTTAGTGGCAGATTCGATGCCAACAAATAAATCACCGTTCTGTGCGGCTAATGTTGCGCCACCTTGCGTCAAAATAAAACTTTCATCGCTTGGAAAGTTAATGTCATCAAGGTATCGCGCCAATGTGCGCAGCCTTGTAACCTTTGCGCCCTCAAGACCATTAGGCAACGTGGCAAGCAACGCCGTAATAGTGCTGAAAACGTTGCTCACCTTAAGCGTTGGCCTTGGCAAACTACCTTGCCCCGTATAAGCAAAACCCTCTGCCTCTAATGGCAAAAGCGTGTAAAGCTGGCCGCCAAACGTGATGCCGTTGTTGCCGTGCTGCTCTGGCCCACTGAAATAGTAGGTTTTATCAACCCCATGCTGGGTTGCATTCAGCTCAAGCTGAAACAGCTCAATTACAGCCGATGGGTTGATCGACTGCAGGTTGCTGGTTAAAGCAGCACTGGATTCAGTGTTTGTGTAACCCTGGTTCCAGTAGCCGGTTACAACGTAGGCCATGATTATGAAGTGACGGCTTTAATCACAGCAAAGCCAATCACAATCGCTTGGGACAAAGACCCGCTAGTGATGTTGCGAACGTTGATGCTGGCAGAACCGGATCCAGCCTGAGCATTCAGCAAATACGATCCAGCAGTGCCACCGCTGACGTGGTTTAAAACAATGATGTCGGTCGCTGCAATCGTGGTGTTTGTCAGCGTGAAAGTGACAGTCGTATCAGCTGCCAATGCAGCAGCATTCATCGTGATCTGACCGCACTTTTTGCTGAGGGTTACGCCAGTGCTTTTACTAGTGGATTGCGTCACCGCACCACCTTCGCCAGTGACGTAACCAGCTTTGTCAGAGTTAAGGTTGGTAAAATTAGAGTCAACCTCAGTGTGAGTCAGAGGCGAGCCCTTGCCAGCCCTGGTAACGATGGTGCTCATTGGAAAAGTCCTCTTGGCTGTAGTTTAAGGCTCGTAGACCTCACGGAAAGTTGCAGTAATAGTTTCCCGATTTGCTGCAACCAGTTCACGCTGCCACTGCTCACACACCCACTTGTAAGTAATTGACTCGCCTGGTGGAGTCCAATCAAACGCAGCAGCGTCACTTGCCCTTGCGTCAAAAAACGTTTCTATTGCATCTGCGTTGGCTGTAGTCAAATATTTCCAGGTCAACGACCACTCTTTAGGGTTTTGGTTCAAGCCAAAACTCAAACGCTGCTCATAGCCATCGCCAAAAACGACCTTGCGTTGCCGTGGCTGTGACCTCTTTACAGCAGAAAAATCTGGAGTTGTACTTGCGCCAACCGTGGTGTCGTCAAAAGTAGCCATCAGCGTGCCAAGAGTCCTCCAGGTCGTTGCTGCTTAATCAATTCTGCCTGCACAGCGGTAGAAATGGCAGAACCAAGTTGACGGCTCTTGCCTTCATCACCTTGGACGCTTGTTCCTTGAGCGTCAACATTAACGACGATGTTTGCACCTCCACCGCCTGAAGCCTCAACACCAAGGCGACCGCTTGCATCGCGTCGAAGAGGCATGATCGCTTCAGGGCCAGCTTCGCCCATCAACCCCATGCCATTTGCCATTGGAAATAGGGTTGGCTTGTCAACAAGACCACCGCGAGCAAAGGGAACAATTTTGTTCTGCTCAACCACGTTGCCGTAGGCGCTTGGGAAAAAGCCGCCAAGCAATGATTTGGTGCCAA